TATACTTTGTTTCATTTTGCTTAGCTTCAATAACCCTGACTTGGTTATATACCATGTCAAGCTTTGCAAATGTATAAATATCTTTTGCCGTTACGCTTCTTCTCATCTTCCCATCCTCTTTCTTTGTAGTTCACTTCTTTTACGCAATTCTCTTTTACGCTTCTCAGCATCAATTTGAGCCTGTGACTTCTCTCGCTTAGGACCAGCAGTTGTAAGGCTTCTTCCCTTTCCTCTAAATTTAAGCAAATCGTATTTCTTTACCCAGTTATAAATAGCCTGCGGAGTAACCTCAATATTGTAACTTTCTTTTAAATGCTTACAAATATCTGTAAGGTTCATTCTTCTCTGGACATACATTTCATAAAGAAAAGATTTGTCCTTATATGGCTCATTTGCCATTAGTGACTCCTTGTATCCTTTTCAATGCGTACCATAGACCAATTCCTGCAGCATCTATAATATCATCATCGTCAATCCCAATATCACCAGAACTAAAATATTTACTGACAATTTCTCTTACACGCTTCTTTCTTTCGTTCTTTTGCTTGACCTGAAGCGAGCCCTTCTCTCCATTGTTCTTTAGAAACTCAGCATCTTTCTTTCCTAAATTCTTGTATCCAATTCCAGACTTCCACATCAACGGGTTGACATCCGTAACCAGGCAGCCTCCAGAGCTGAGTACTCCCCAACTGTAGCCAATAACATACGAGATAATCCTGCTCGTTTCAAAATTTTGTACATAAATAGATTGTTCAATAATCGCATTTTTTGGTTTATACTCCTCAACAACTTGCCTTAAGCCGCTATCTATAGCTTTAAACTTAAGAGAAACATCTTTATCTTTCTTGTAATCAATCTTACCATTAGCAACAAGAACGATGCTATCAAGAGTTACATCATAAATAACCCATGCTAGAGAGTGAGATGATGGGTCAATCGCCAGAATCCTGTCTGACTTAACAGAGGATACGAGTGATCTAATGGTCACTCCATTCCTCTTCTAACGCTATCTTCTGACCAACCCCACGAGACAAGTCTTTTTACATAGCGCTCTCTTTTGCAAGATTCACAAATAGTTTCTTTATTATACCTTGATAAAACAGTTTCACAACTTTTTGTTTTACATGTTCTTTTTTTATTCTTATTAGCTTTCTTTTCATAGTAGCTTGCTAATAGATTTCTATTTGTTACAATCTTTCTACATTCTGCGGAACAATAAATGGCGTTATATACTTTTGCATGAAATTTCTTATTACACTCTTCATAAGCACATATTTTTAAATCTTCATTACCCATTTACTCTTTCGCATAAATCAAACCTAGAAGGGCTCTTCCCCTTTTTCGTCATAATCACGCACTCCTTCTGCCCAGCAGTGAGCAGCCAAATCACAAGAGTTACAGTTAGCCGATGTTCTCTTGTAAGGCTGGACAGGAATTTCTTGACTCAAATATGAACCATAGAACTTCCTATACTTTTTAAATAGTTTGTCAATAAAGGGCTGATCCCGCTCAATAAAGATAGGGAGAATCTCTTGATTGTTTTTGTTTTCGTAAATCACAAAGCCCGAATCTAAGTTCAGGCATTCCATGTAAATCTGGGCTTGTCGGTAATGTTCATCTTTTGGTTTATTATGTAATTGTCTATAGTGAAAACCTTCTTGACTGATTGATTTCAGCTCAATTAGTTTTTCACCATACCAATTAATTATACCATCCGCAGTGCCTTCAATTGGTGGATCTGTATGAGTTACCTTAATTTCTTCACCAATTAGGATACCCATGTCCCTAAGATAACTATAAAGTCTTTCATGAACAGCATGACCATTATCAAAAATACGATAAGTCTGTGAGCTAAATGAAGGCGTTACGCTTATACCTTCAAACATGTAATACCAATATCTAGCGCACTGATTAGTATAACTAGGATGAAAGCCATTGACTTTCTTAAAGTTTGGTGTATTTCTAAGAGCAAGATGCTCATTAATAGCTTCAACCAAATCCTTCATTACAACATCACCACCTTCGGGAGCTACCGCTTTTGGTGTTCTTAATTGCTTTAGTGCTTTCATTTAATTTACTCCCTTTGCTGCCAGTTTTAAGGCATTGATGTTTTCAGTTAGCGCTTCGTACATTGTTTTCCAAATATCATTAACAAACTTATCTTGCTCGCTCATAATAGTAGATCTTCTCTTGAAAGCTTGTGATTTTACAATCATAAGCGTTCTATACCCAGCCAAGATATTTGCATACTTAATAGCCTGCATTCCAATATAATCTTGTGGATTTTCAATAATGTCCTGAACAATATTAAGACACTTAATAAATTCTTCTGATTTATCACCCATTTGTTCTGCGAGAACAGCAGGGTCAACAATAATATCTGGCATTAGATATCCTTTCTTAGGTCTTCTGTTTTAACTAAAGCTTGATATGGCGGATAGACTCTTGCAATCCCAACAAACCAAAATATAAGATTGACACCAATAGCGAATTCATCATGATCAAGGTTTATACCAAGACTCTTGTGACCAGATAGTTTATCGCAACAAAATTTAAGCTTCATATTCACTCCCTTTAATTAAATCCTGGAATACTTCCCAGTCAATTATAGCGACCTTTGTCTCGGAGTTCTCTCCGTAAACAACAGAAACGCATGGATATTTATAGTTCGCATTCCATGCGTCTTTTCTCATCTTAGTCCAAGCTTTGAGTGTTAGCGTGAAAGTTTTTTCATTATGCTTATAATCAACCAAAAACTTATGAAGAGAAGCATCCCCTTTCCTAAGCCCACGACCCGAATTCTTGACAGCCTTGGCGTTGTCACGCTTGATCTCTTCTTTTTCTGTTCTCTTCACTCAGTTCTTCTTTCAGGCGATTACGATCTGCTCTTATCAAGATGTATTGTACACGAATAGCAAGCATTTTGCTTTCAGTTTCACTAAGCTTTTTTTCTAATTCATTAATATCTTTGATTAGTTTTCTTCTTGATCTAAACATAAGTAGCTATAGGATCTCATAACTACCATAATCGTGCAAAAACTATCGCTTGTCTCCTGAACCCTGAATCTTACCACGATTCATCCGATCCTCTAACTTATCTATATTTCTCATAGCAACATAGCCAAGAGTAATTCCCAGTTCATCAGCAACCATTGCGCAATACCACAACACATCGCCAAGCTCATCTACGAGCTGCTCATGACGGTCTGGCGAAATGATACTCTGATCATCACGGAGTACCTTTTTGACCTTACCAGCGACCTCTCCAGCCTCCGATACAAGCCCCAGAGAGGTGTATAGGAGCCCCTGTAAGCCTTCTTTAGGGTAGATGGCGGTCTTTGCCGCACGAAACTGATAATTGTTAAAATCCATACTATCCATTATAGCCTCCTAAATATCTTGTAATCTCTTGATCGGTTGGTTTTCTAAAATTAGAAATTCTAATTAAAGAATTATACTCATCATCGGAAACCTTTTGCATCGGCTTCTCTCTTGAGAATTTTACACCATTGCCTGTGCTGTATCCAGCCCCGCTTTGAAAATATATGTACTTATCCCTGACTACGCCTTCAATTGGTTCAAACATACTTATCCCAACACGCTTAATTAAAGACTTAAGCATCTTGTCACACTGAGACTGCCAGTTGTATTCTTTAATGACCTTAGGAGCTTGCTTGTAATAGTAATCACACTGAGCGTCAAAATTATCAACCGCATTCTTCATCAGCTCAACGGTTGAGTCAAAGTCTGGAAGAATGACATCGCCAGTATGATAACCAGAGTGTTGTGTTTTACCAAGCGTTGATTCAATAATATTGTCACCAAGATATTTTTCATACGAACACCATCTACTTGTTGAAATGGTAGGCATACCTGTTGCTAATGCCTGGAGAGGTATCAACCCGAACCCTTCACCTTCTGTTGGGTATACCAAGATGTCATGATCGTGATATAGCTGAACCATCTCTTCTTGCGTAATCGTTTTGAATATCTTCTTAACATTGCTCTCAGCAGGTTGATCAAACAGTCTCATGACGCTATAACCATCTGGGCTTCCATCGCCGTGATACTTCATTGTAAGTTCAACATCATCATTACCCTTGAATAATTTAAGAAAGGCTGCTTCAACAAGATCTGCTCTCTTGCGAGCACTATCGGAGTCAACATGAAGGAATCTAATCTTTCCCCGATTTCCTCTTTTAAAAGGTGTCCACATATCATCAACGCCTAATTCAAAGATATATGTAGGAGTGTCAACACCAGAGTTAGCAACTGCATCTGCAGAGAATTGATTACCTACCCAGATCTCATCAAATGTTTTCATGGTGGGAATCCACCATTCCCAAACTTTGGTTGCTTCTAGGTATGTACCATTAATCTTGTACTGATGGTCATGATGTTTTTTAAATCCAGGCTGACGAAAATCCTGACCAGTTATATGGTGATGCCATTCTGGTTCCATATAAAACATCTGAACTTGTGCAGACGGATCGTTATCAACAACCTGCATCTGCTTGCCATAATAAGTGAACTGATTAAAGTGCTTTACAATGTTGTTGTATCCATAAGAATAGCCAAATATACCGTTTGCATCTTTAATATGCTGATCAGTATGGATTGAAAATATCATATCAGACATCTCCAAAAAATAGCATCCTTGATTTGTTTTTTAGATTTTTAACTCTTATGTTTTTAAATCCAACATCTTCCATCATTGCAATAACAGCTGGTGGATTTGGTCCCCAATAGTTTGGAATAGTATCAAATCTATTATACTTATAAACTTTTTTATGAAACTCTTTTGCTATCTTTGATTCATTCCTGAGTGATTCATTCACACCCCAATATCTCGCTACTGGAACATCAATGTCTAAAAAATCAACAGATGTTTCAACTATCGCAGTGCCAGAACAAACGCTTTTTACAATTTCTAAATACTTTAATGGATCTGGTGTATGGTATAAAATCCCAAAAAACATAACGATGTCAAATTTTCCAATTACATTAACATCAATATCCTCTACATAGCTATAATACTTTTCTACTTTTGAATTAAGCTTTTTTCTTGCATATTCAAATCCAGCATCAGTAACATCTTGTAAATCCCATACATATCTATCGGAAGCAACAACACGAGAAGCATTTCTTTGCTCGCACTTGAATGAAAAGTATCCATCCCAGCATCCAATATCTAAGACGCTAAGACCAGACATATCTTGTGGTAAATCTAAACTTTCCCAGAGATCATCTGAGTGAACATTCTGACCAGGAGTTATGCAGTCACCAAGATCAATCCTGTGCCACCACCTAATTGAATTCATATCAGACCGCCTCGTTTCGTAGCACTTTCCAAGCCTCATCTACCTTCTGTTTTAATTGAGAAGTATCAGTCTCTGGGTAAGCGTTTAGATATTCATCCTCAGCTTTTACATAGTTGCGGATAATCGCCCGCAACCGTTCAACTTCATTCGTCATGAATTAATTCTTTTAAGGATATCCTTTGACTGTTTGGCAGTCAATTCAATTGAGCCCATGCCATTCCATTTGCTTTCTTCATAGCTATACCAGGCACCCTTGCGTTGAATAATATCCATCTCAATGGCAATATCAATAATCTCACGCTCTTGGTCAATTCTTCCCTCTTGTGGCAGAACATAATAATATCCCGTTGCCCCGATGGTAGGAATTTGCTTTGTCTTTTCAACAGTCCAAGTCGCTCGTTGCGAGGTGATCATATTATTCTCCTCACGCTCCATTTCGCCCTTTGACATTGACAAAAACAACTTCACAACATTATGCATGTTATGGTGAACCGTATTGCCCATCTTGGCTTTCGTGATAGCAAACATTCCGCTCAAGTCAACTGTTTGGTGAGCAACAAACAACATGATGTTGCGCTCCTTATGGAGATAGTTCACCAGCTTCTGCAACAAGTAGCCCTGCGAGCGTGATTGCAAGCCCATTGCTTTACCACCTTCAGGCTTATCGTAAAACTCTTCCTTGATGATGTTAGACAGTGAGTCAAACAAGAAGATATGCTTCTCCTTATCATCCGTCAGATATCCGATCAGATTCTTCATGATGTCTTCTACAATCGTTGATTGAATGATTACAACATCATCAATGTTAATCCCGCACTTGGCAGCATACTCATCATTATAAGATGACTCCGAGTCAATGATAACGGGGCGATACCCAAGCTTTTGCGCTTCGGCAATAATCCGAAAACACATAGTCGTTTTACCCACCGATGGTGTACCCCAAAACAAGTGAGTCGCACCAGTATTAAGACCGCCACCCAAAGCCCGATTCAAACCGATGCTGGGAGTAGCAATAACATCATGAATGGGCATTGTGTGCCCTTTACGCTTATCTACAATTAACATATTTCTCCTTTATTGAAACATTCTGTCTAGAATTCTTGATTTAATAATCGTTGTTGATATATGTTCACTATAAGGAACAAAGATTACTTTAATGTTGTGTTCGTCAAGCCATTCTTGGGTAAAGTCCATTTGTTTAAAATAGTCTTTGGTTTCCCAGTCCGAACCGACAACAATGACATCCGCTTTTGACTCTAGAATAGCAGGTTTTGAGTCAGCCCCACCCGTGTTGATGATAACTTTATCCACCCATTTACAAGAAGACACAACTTCCATTCTTTCAAATAATTCACAAATTGGTGGTTCTTTATATTGCGAGCAGAATTCGCTTGGGTTAACCGACACAACTACTTGACCATCAACACCAGCTATATCCTTGCACCTCTCCAATAACCTACTATGACCCGAATGAAATAGATCAAATGTTCCACCTGTGTATACAATCATTTTTTCTCCAATGAAGCGCTAACGAAATTCCATTTATTTGCATTATGAAAAGTAAATCTCTCAACACTATTAACATCAGCTAGTGCATCTGAGTATTCAAACATAACCCGATCAAAATCCTTAAATTCAAACAGATTAGTGTCATTCACTAAAACTGTTGGAGATCTAGGAATACTAACTGTCTTGCAGTTGATACCAGCCCAAGCCAAAACATTTCTAGAGTCCAAGTGCTTTACTCCTGTTCTAAAGTCCATAACATCCCTTCTCCACACATTCATACTTGCCAATGTCGCAGCAATTAAAAATGATTTATCATTAAGTGTAGTTATCAACCCAGACATTGTACCAGAAAACCCAGGTGTTACTTCACCAGAATACGGTGCAAATTGCATTATGCGGTCTGTTCCATCAAGCATTGATAAAATAGTATCTATAGCCCCTGGTAGGATAATGTCATCATCCCCAACGACCCATACATACTCTCCGTCACCAGCTGTAATTCCATATAAACAATTTCCATCACAGCCAATATTTTGTTTTCTAACTGAATACTCAGATACATAATCTTTATATTTATAAACGATATCCCCTGCAAATCCATCTTGGTCATTGTCAGAAACAATAATCTCAACACGATCATTATGTTGCATTGCAATACTATTTAAGCAAGCATCAAGGGATTCTCTTTTATATGTAGGAATGTATATAGTTAATTTCATTAGACAACAGCTTTAACCAGATTTTTTCTCTCAATATAATTATCAATATTGATAATAGCAGTATCCGATTCTACCTTGTATGAGTCCATGCGAGTTAGAGTCTGCTTTTCTTCAATCTTTGAAAGCCTAGCCGCATACCACTGCCCTTGCTTTATGATTCCTTTGAGCTTGGTATATGGTCTAGGGAAAATAACAACCTTGAATATTTGCCTACCATCCCAACAATACATATTAGCCATGATCTTATCTTTTGATGTTGTAAAGACTCTAGAGTGCATTACATACATTAGTGTCTTTTCTTCATCAACATGACCAAGACCAGTATCGTATAGCCAATTATATTCGTGATTGTCACCCTTCTGCCTAAGAGTAATAAACTTATGCAAATCTGAGCCGATGAAGTTATAGGCATCACAGAATGAATGGAGTGTTCTATCTCCAATCAAAGCATACACATAATCTCTATTTGCCATTTCAGTGTTTCTATCCGCAAATACGGTAGCCGAACCTGAGTGATCTTCAAATTCAATTCTCAGATACTGCGGTGTTTTCTTTGTTGATCTGACAATTGCTTTAATAAGGGTTAATGGAGAATTGATTTCATGGAAGTCAGCAAGGTTGCCAACGAACTCATCCATCTCATTCTTTTCTTCACCTGACTGGATGGAGAATCCCAGGACTGGTAGGTAGTATCTTTCGTGCTGATATTGAGATACATGATTAAGTGACGCATAAGCACCAACCTTTTCTAAGTTTTCTCTAAGCGGAGCTTTAACAGCGGATTTAGAGCATTTGTTATTAAATTCATCTAGGCAATTGAATGGTCTCTTAGATGTTATTTCTTTAATAGCTGATGTACCACAACCAGCAACATTGGACAGACCAAATCTAATTCCCTCTACTCCATCTTTATCATATGTTGTAAAGTATTCTTCTGAATAGTTAACATCTGGTGGAAGGATATTAATCTTTAACCTTTGAGCTTCCATGAGGTAGGCAGTGATTTTCTCAGATGAGTCTTCGTTGTATAAAAGAGACCATATGAACTCAAGTGGATAGTTAACTTTCAACCACATTGTTTGATACGAAAGCATTGAATATGCTACAGCATGTGATTTATTGAACATATATAGAGCAGACATTTCAAACTCAGACCACATTTGCTTCGCTTCTGCTTTTGGAATGATCGCATTATTGATAAACTTATCTTTATACTGCTTGAATTCTGCAACATCTCTTTTCTTTCCGATAATCTTTCTTAGTTTGTCAGCATCTGACCAAGTGAATCCCGATATCCTTACTGACATTTGCATCAATTGCTCTTGGAAAATTACAGTACCGTATGTTTCCTCAAGAATATCTTTTACTGATTTATCAGGATAGTAAGGTTCAGTAAAACCCTTCTTGCAATCAATATATTTCTGACCCTGCGAAAGCAAAGCTCCTGGTCTAACTAATGCGTTTGATACAACAAGGTCATTGAAGTTATCAATCCCCATTCTTTCAATTAGATTTCTGTAGGCTGCAGCATCAGTTTGAAACACGCCTACGGTATTACCGTTATTAAAGTTATTAAATACCGCTTGATCGTCAAGTGCCAGTGATTGAGATTCTACATCAACCCCCTTAAGCTCCTTAATCTTCGCTAAGCAGTCTTTAATCACAGATACGGTCTTTAGACCCAAGATGTCAATCTTAATAAGCCCAACGGCTTCTGCATCTGTCATATCAAATGCTGTAACAGTTACACGCTCTCCACCATCTGTTTCTTTTCTTGTTTCAATTGGGCATACTTCATTTAATGGAATAGAAGAAACCACCATGCCAGCCGCATGAACACCAGCGTTTCTAATTCTTCCCTCTAGTCTCTTCGCAACCTTTGGGACATCTGGATACTTATTACAAAAGATTTTTCCCTTAGGAGATTCCAAAAGCTCCTCAATCGTTTCAAAGAAAGGAGTGATGTTATTAGTTTCTTCATATGAAACCTGAAGAACTCTAGCAACATCTTTAATAGCCGACTTAGGCTTAAAAGTACCGTAAGTAGTGATTGCAGCAACATTGTCACGCCCCCATCTTTCTCTTAAATAAGATTTAACTTCATTTCTACGCTTATCTTCAAAGTCCAAGTCAATGTCAGGATAGTCGTTACGATCAGGGTTAATGAATCGTGCAAACAATAGATTGTATTTGATTGGATCTACTTTTGTAATGTTGAGAAGGAATGCCATTACGCTACCACCAACAGAACCACGACCAGTACCACGACCAATGCCATTCGCATCAGCCCAGGAAATCAAATCCCATACAATTAGGAAGTAATCAGAGAATCCAAGTTGCTTGATAATCCCAAGCTCTTCATCAAGCCTTGTCTTGTACTCATCACCAAGATTGAGTTCTTTCAACCTAAAGTTTGTAAGTTCGGATAGGTACTCGTCTGAGTTAAGTGACTTCATGTACTTTGGAAGAAGATTTCTTCTCTTTACAATCTCAGCACTACACTTACTTGCAACCTCAATTGTATTTTCTAGAATATCCTGCCTATCATACCCAGCTTCTTTAAACCAAGAAAGCACAGTTGTAGCGTCAGCAATATATGGATTGATATCATCAAACCGCAAATACCTATCAGGGTACAGGTGATTAACTCTGTCAATCAAATCTGGACCACAAGTATGTAGTGTTGCAAGATTTTCTTTTGCAGCATTAATTGTTTGAGCACCAATACTTGGGTACTGGGATACAAGAAGGAGAACTTCTTCTACACCTTTGTCTGCATGTGTTGGGAAATGGCAGTCAGCAGTTGCTACCGCCTTCTTTCCGAATGATGATGCTAAATCAAGCAATCCATCATTAATCTGTTTTGGATTCCAAGCCTGTAGTTCAAAATAGAAATCGTCTTTAAATATCTTAACAAATCTTTCGGACAACTGTTCTGCCCGCCCATAATCCCCAGCTTCAATTGCTTTTGAAATAGAGCTTCCTCTACAGCCAGAGAGCGCAATGATGTCATCATCAACCATATCCTCTAGAAGATCAAAGTCAATTCTTGGCTTGTAATAGAAGTTGTCCTGCCAGCCAATCTGAGACATTTTAAATAACTTATTAAGACCAGTGTTGTTCTTGGCAAGAAGAATTAAGTGAAATCTCTCATGCTTACCATCACCATCACTCTTTACTGATGGTACAAAGTATGCCTCAACACCAAAAACTGGTCGCACAGCATTCTTTTGACATGCATCTTGAAACCTAAGAACCCCAGCCATCGTTCCGTGATCTGTAATTGCCGCAGCAAACTGACCGTTAGAGCTTGACATTTGTGCGATCTCTTCAGGTGTTGACATTCCGTCTAGTAGCGAGTGTTCGCTATGACAATGCAAGTGGACAAACTCTGTCACTTAAATCTCCAATTCGTAAAGGTTTTCAATACAAGGTAAATCATTCCAGAAAGGTTTATTGTACCATGCTTTTCGGAGATAACAGTTTATACCGTGATCTCTCAAAGAAACAACTTCATGAGGATTATCTTCAACCATAAAAATTGGTTTAATCTCAGAAACAATTTCATGCTTTTTATTTATTTTCGCAAACTTAGGTCTGAGAGTATTAATCCTCCATGCATCAAGCCAGGGCTCTGTCATCCTTACAGAAGCCTCTCTCTTCCTTGCTGTCACAATGTGGACATCAATATCATCCGAAAACCATTTATTAATTTGATACCAAGCATCCTCAAAGGGAATGAGGTTTTTCCAAAATAATTCATCAGAAAACAACTTTAATGCTTCTTCATTTTGTGTATCAGAAATTAACCAGCTACTATAGTCTTCATCAACACCAAAGTTGTAATGAAGATAATTAGATATTCCAGTGTCAATGTCTGCAATCACACCATCAAGGTCAAGAACGATTGACTTACGCTTCACAAAAATCCTTTGTTAAAGGGGAGGGGTTTCCCCCTCCCCAATGAATAACAATCACCAACTATCTTTATTTAGCTCACCAGTTGTCAAGAAAATCTGTTGCTTTTCATATGGAAGAGTCATGTAAACACTTTCCAAATCATGCATTGGCAAATCCTTGATTACCTTTGTTGCTTCAGAAACATTCAAAGGGATAAGGCTATAGTTAGTATCAGAAGCTGAAGATCCAGTTCGTGAATACTTGTACTCACGGTCTGTAATTGTTCCAAACTCCTTAGCATACTCAATCAAAGTAAGACCAACATGGCGCTGGTTGAAGGTAGTGTCAAGAATTCGTGGTTCCCAAACTCCTGGCTCAACTTCAACTGCAATATTGATCAACAGGTGCGGCTTAGGTCTCCAAGCCTTGTCAGATACTGACTGCTCAGTAGCCCAGCAACGATAGTTAAACTTCTCAAATGAAGCGGTAGATGCGACTCTCCACTTCCAGTTGATTGGCGATGTAACTACTGGAACTGAAATACCAGTACCGATTTCCTCATCAAAAAACTTAGCGTCTTCTGTGAGTTCCTGTCTGAAGCGAATCTTAAACGAATCGCCTGATTGAAGAGTAAAGTATTTCTTTACCCCCTTTGCTGTGCCTTGAGTTGGCACAACGGCTTTCTCAAGGTCTTTTAGTGTTTTAAGTGATGTAAATGACATAATGTCTCCTATATGATTATTTGTTTGTTATTGATACTGTCTTGTATTTGCTTTACTGACATTTCTCCTGGATCTTTCAACCCATCAGAAATGCTCGCTGTGTACAGTTCTTTACCACAGCAAGAATTAATTATAGCATCTCGCATCGCATTACCAGCTTCATCATTATCAGAAAAGATAATAATTTTGTCAAAGTATTTCTTCAACATAGAAACTTGCTGTACAGACACCTGTGCTCCGAGTGTTGCTACGACATTTGGAAACCCAGCTTCGTGGACCTTCATCGCATCAACACTTCCTTCTACTATTATAACATCAGGGTGATGCTTGGCATTCTGGATATTAAACAGAACGAGGGCTCTCTTAAAGCCAGTGTTATACAGGTATCGGGGTTCCTGTTCTGACTCTATTGCACGACCAATCAACCCAACTAGCTTATATTGGGGGTTACGGACTGGCACTACAATACGATTCTTGTTTTCAGAAAACCCAATCTCAAAATGCTCAAGAGTATCTAGCGACAGACCCCTTTCAATAAACGGAGTCAGTTTTGATGTTTTGCTACTGTCTTCGTAGTCAATAATTACATTATCAAGACTAAGCTCTTGCTCTGCAACTGGCGGTCTGAGCGCACGATCTAACTCGTTCTTCAAAGCGGTTGGGTCTAATACAGTTTGCCGACCATATGACTTACCAGTTATCTGACGATACAGTTTCTTAAAATTACCCTTTTCTCCACAAGATGGATTGAAACACTGCCATAACCCAGTCTTTTTATTCAGATAGAAAGATGGCGTGTTCCTGTTCTTATGGAACGGGCAATAGATAGTAACTTCATTACCAGACTCAGCATGGATTTGAATCCCATACTTACTGAAAAGTTCTTTTACTTCAATCTCTAGATTCATCGTCAAAAATGATTGAGAATGAAAATATTTCGGATTGTTTATCATAGTCCGTAAAAAGTCTTGTCTTCCCTGTGTAGCCATATTTAATTCTCGCTTCGTCTTCCATCCAAGGTCTAAGTTTGGCAATTGTCTCTATGTCTTTTGCAGTTCCTATGAGCATGCCTGGCATTAAATGTCCCATTCTTCTGCCCACTTTCCAGTCTCTAGGTTCCATCTAAGGTAGAAACCAAAGTGATGTGCTCTTCTCACCTTTCGTGAAACAACCTGAAACACATCTGAGGATGGTTCTCTGTGAATTGCAAGAACCAAGTCAGCGTCATAAGCTAACTGCTTACTCCATGCAACTTCCTCAAGCTCTGGTGGTCGCTCTGAGTGACCCTCTGACATAGTTACTGCAGCGACATCTATGATCGGAACATTATTCTTGACCGCCATTCGCTTAAAAGCCTTAGAGAGGTTTTTAGCCTTCTCGGTTTCTGTTTTAGCACCACTAGAGTCGTCAAACAAGCCGTGATAGTCTAGAATAACGAGGTCAGGATGATACTGGTCAATCTTTGCCTGCACCATGTTTTGATCTGCTGTTTCAAGACCTTCTGATGTTACGAGATGGATTGCGTGTTTCCCCTCAAACATCTCTTCTGCCCACTTCTCATACTTATCTACAACCGCAGGGTTTGCTCTCACAAGATCTGTGTTAGTGAAGTTACCTTCTCCGTTATTAAGAAGAGTATCAAGTCGTTGACCTTCCTGCATTTTGTTCATTTCAAGAGAAATAATGAGTGGTCTATAACCAGCTCTCCAGGCGTTTACTGCAAACAATCGTGCAATAAATGATTTACCAACGCCAGTCCAACCAAGCAGAACAACAAAGTCTCCTGGTTGCCAACCGCCAAATGTTTTATCAATAACATTGATACCACTAGGTACTCCCTGAAGCTCGTTGTTATCTCGCAACGATCTCTCCTTGAGGCTTTGCGCTCTGTCTCTCCACTCACCAGCTAAGTCAGTATCTTTAAGACTACTGGAGAACTTGTAGAGTCTTGAAGTCTCTTCCATTAAGTATGACAGCGATTCCTTTGGACCGAGATCCCCAAGAATCGCATGAGCTTTAGAAACAATAGATCTAGTCTGATAGGAGAGTGATTCTCTTCTTGCTTCATCAACATAATATTTGAGTGGTTCAGGTGTAAGAACAAAATCAAAGTCAGCATAGTGATGCTTGATAGTGTCTTTTGATGGAACCTTCTTGTGTTCGTCATAGTGAGAAACAATGAAGTTCCAGATGTCTCTGTTTTCTACAAAGACATTCTCTACACCTTGATTAACGGCTTCTACATAACCATTGCTTTCAACAATTGAGTTAAGCAATCTTGTTTCATAATTCATTCAGAGACCATTCTCTTTCTTGTTTCTTCTACGATGTTCTTAAATTTATCAGCTGACTTATTCTCAAACTTAACCCGATCAACATACGATCTTGACTCAACAGCAAAATCAAATATCAAAAAAGGTCCGCTATTTGATTTGACGAACAATTGTATCGCATCAAAGAGCTCCTGTCTCTTGTAGAAATCAGCAATTGCATCCGCAACAGATTCTTGTCTTGGAGAATCTGGGATAAATAACTTATTTGATTTTTTGCAAGATTCCTTGAAGAAGTTTATTAGTTCTTGACCAGTTGCTTCCATTTATTTTCTTCGCCTCCTTCCATGTAAGAATTAGGAAATCATACTCTGATATGCCAGCATTTACACCGACATATGGATTATTTTGCCATGCATTTAAAAAACATTCTTTTTTAACTTTGCATAATGAACAACCTTGCTTGGCATATTTTATGTCATCAATGTCATAAGATAGCCAAGCAACTGATCGTTCATCTTTTGCACAGACAGCTTTTTTTACCCAATCACTTTGGGCTTTCATTGTCTAGCTCTTGCAACTTAGCTTCAATCTGAGCATCAATTGACTCCCAAACCTTAGCCCAAGCTGCTGGGTCATCAGCGTCAGATGCCTGAACTCTTGCTCCAGCATCTAGTCTGAGCGACTCATAGTTACCAAGATTCTTGGTAATTCCGAGCGAAGCCCAAATTTCTGTTGTCTTTTCTTTTGATGTAGTCATGTGTTCCTCACTTGTGAAGTTTTACTTTTTGTTCCAATAATTTTATTGTATTACCAACCCTACTGCTTGATTGAACAATAGGGCGACCTTGTGTTCTTTGATTGAAAAATTCAATCATTTCATAGACTTCGCTCTCATCATAGTATCTCCAGTTTGAATATCCACTATATTCATCCCCAAATTTACTTGCTGATGGGATTAGGTTTTTTCTTTCATACTTTCTAAGAGTATCGGGTCTACGCTCAACAATCTTAGCTACTTCCCCAACAGTATACAATCTAATAATCAATATTTCAGACTGTTCATATGGAATGTCAATAATATCTTTAGTATTCAACTGCTCAAGATAAATCTTGTTTTTACCCTTGGATATTTTTTTAATCTTTACAATATTCCCAGCGTATTTATAAAATTTATTTGCTATTGGCTTCTTTGAGATCATGTCTCGCCTCTACTGTCTTGAATCCAAGGTATGATAAAATTTTATTTAACTTTTTGACCTCAACATCAATAGATACAGAGCACCTAATGCAGGTAAGGTCAATATAGTTTTTTTGAAATGCATAATACTGCTGACCAGTAAACATTCTTCCAGTGCAATTCCTGCAATAGATACCAGTTGCTTTAGTCATGTTAGTCCAGCCAACAATTATATTCTGCTGTTACAATACCCTTTCCTGGATGTACGAACATCAGCGCCTGTGAAGGTCTACCGACAGCTGCAAGGCTTTCTGCAGCATATGTATTTGTAGACTCAGGACTTCCTGAGATTCTTACCTGAACAGTATTGAATGTCATCTTTGTTGGAGTATGGAAGTGTCCTAGATAGATATCATCAAACGCTTCTTCAACCGCACCAATCTTCCATCCGTATGCTTTCTTCTGGAAAGAGTAAAAGGTAGATAGGCTTCCGAACTGATCGCCATGACATAGCAAGCTCTTGTAGTTACCAATCTTGTCAACGGCATACCAATGTCGCTCTCCACGACCATCAGGAATCTTGAACTCAATTCTCTTTTCTTTTTCAAACATCAACTGCGTGATGCGATAAAGCATTCTGTCACCATTCGTTTCAGGATCATGGTCTCTTCTTGCCCGACCACCGATTGAACCGTGATTACCAATCACTCCAACAAATGTTACTTTTTCAAAGTTCTCAAGAAGAATATTGATAAAGTTTTTCATAATTCTTGGACCATCAACAGTAATTTGTCTATACAAACCACCATCAATTAAGAATGACTGACCTGGAAAAATCAGCTCCCCCTCAATAATGTCACCAAGAGCCCAGATTCTAATTTCTTTCACAGGGTGATCTTTTCTTTGAATTTCGGTGAGCTGAACAATCTTTTCAGCAAACTTATAAATTCTCTCTTCACACACCTGTGAGTTATAGTCTGGAGTAATCTTGGCAAGCTGCCAGTCAGCAATGATTGCTACTGCAACTTCCTCATCCTTCGTTGTTCTGTCAAACTTTGGTTTTGGCACTGGAACATACTTAACGGACTCAACATCTTCTTTAACAGCTCTATACAGAGCACCCGCTAAATCGTCACTCTTTGTCTTAACCTTGTTGTACTCTGACAGCAGTTTATTGTAAGAAAGCCTCAACTCACTTTCCGTTACTGGAACTTGCCCAGTCTCTGGGTCAGGTAGTGTTTCAAACAGCCCATTTTCCCTTCTATATTTACAAAGACCATTGACATCAATGGTCTTCCTGCATGACTTATCGCCATACTTAGCGTTAGCTGTCTTTGGCTCAAATTGAATATCACAGCCTTCTGTTGCACAAACTTTCATAAGGACTCCTTTGGTTCTCGTCAATCATATCATAAGGATATTCAAGAAGTTGCTATGGAAGTCTTTTTTTTATTGCAATTATTTTTGAAGCATTTTTCTTTTTTGTATGAGGTTTATTTTTGTTAGCATTGTCCCTCATTTTCTTCCGATTCTCATCTGACATCTTATTACCCTCTTTATGAAGGGCGCTATGTTCTTGCGATGAACACAAAAATAAATTATCTAACCTGTTATCAGTTTTAATCTCGTTAATATGATGAACAGTTTCCCAGGCTTGAAGATATCTGCCTAGATATCTTTCAATAACAAGGCGATGCTCATAAGTATACCCACGAATATTTTTAGGATGATCTGGCTTTAAAACCCGAACATAACCTTTATCATCAATGTATTTACCACCGCTATAATTAGGACTATCTTCACCAGATGCAAACTTCGCAGACCAATCTATGTCCGTTCTCTGCGATGCGAGCTTTGGTTTAGCCAATTATGCCGCTCCACCTACATCTTCAACATACATCTGAAGGGGTTGCACAGTTGCTGACGCTGGCACATAGTAAGCTGGGGCATTTGTTGCGCTTGCACCCTGAATACGATTGATAGCTGCAAAGAAAACTTCATTGCTAAATCCAGATATATTGCTTTGAAGAACAACTGAATGAGATCCTGCTCCAAACCGAGAGTCATAAGAATTATTTCTTAATGCAATATTTGATATAGTAGCATTTGCTCCAAGCGTAGAGACATCAATATAAGCAAAAGGTGGTGGAGTGAATCTAGCTGAGTAAATCATTGTATTAGCGGAACCATGAGTTCCAGTATGAAGACTTAATATATATGTGCAGTCCTCAGCACCTTTTGTATCAACAACAAATCCAGTAAAGTTAAGAGTTACTCTATAAAATCTATTTGCAGATATAGTAACACGATTGTCTCCACCGCCAGTTCCTGACTCATCTGATAGGTTGATAATCTCGTGAGTGTTTGCAAAGTCTGTGTATGAAGCAGTATTACTTGTTACAGTTTTAAGCTTTTTAACACCTTCAGGGCTATCAGTTGTAGCCTCTTTGACCTGCTGGATGTTTGTAGACATCTGCTGAAGTCTGTCTCCAGTAATTGGGGTTCCATCAGTCCATGAAACTTGTGAATAGTTCTCGTAAGCCATTTATCTATTATACCTCATTATTGTCTTTTGAAGGTATTTTCAATAAAAGTGTCCAGTAGATCAATGATATCTATATCATTTGACACTAACTTAGTTTCAAATACTCTCCAGAACGATTCAGCATGCTTTGTCGCTAAAGTTGTATTAGACGGTCTATATTGAGACATATTGTTATAAATATATGTAGTTAATTCATCTTTATTCATTTATACCTCATTTTCCAATTCTTTTACACGATTGTTTAGATCCTGAACCGCCTGTATTAAATAAGGAACTAGTCCAAGATAATTAACTGAAAGGAAAGCTTCTTCATCATACGGGTTTGCCGAAACCACCAAATCAGGCAGAATTTCATTAAGCTCCTGCGCTATTAAACCAAGTCTTCTTGGGTATAAATGCAGATTTTCTTCATCTAATAAATCTACTGGGTTAAAAGACACGACTCTTAATGAATCATATAATTTATTAAGCCAAGTATCTTCTGCATCTAAAATATACGACTTTGATCTTACATCCGATACTGTTCCAAGAACAGTTGATACGACATTATCAACTGTGCCTCGTATATCTGGGTTATTCCAAACAAGCCCCATGTAATTAGCAGTACCTGGACCAGTTGTACATCCAGGATATGTGATGCCGATACCACCAATGAGACCAGTGCTCATTCCAGCTTCACCAGTTGTATAGATACTATCATATGATAGCACTGAAAAATTAACGCCGCTAACGAAAGAAATCAAAGATGGAGAAATTCTTGCAAGCTGACTACCATCGGTTATCCTGAAAACATACGCAGAATCTGTTTGGAAATTGATATCAGTGTCTATACCGCCAAACTCTGCATGTAACTGCGCTTCGGAATTCAAGATAATTTGTGTTCCAGCGCCAGTACCAGCAATCACTGCTCCGTACCCAGCTTCTTGGTACAAACTAATATTCCCACTGTCGGCTGAGATTGTGTCGGTGCTTATTGACCAACCAGCAATGCTTCCAGATGTTGCATTTATTGTTCCAGAAATATCCGCATTAGTTGCTGTGATATCTCCACTAGCAGATACATTAAAGTTTGCGCTAGATATTGTCCCATCAGACAAGATATCAATTCCTGGGGTTGATACAGCGGTTGCTGTCACTCCACCAAGTATTGTTACATTTGCTCCAAGAGTAATTCCCTCGCCAACATTTCTATAAATACCAGTATTCCCACCAAGAGCAAAAGCGCCATTTGAATACCAATAATCGTTAGCACCAACAAAGAGGTTTCCTCTGAATTGTCCATTTGTAAACACAGCATCTCCTGAGCTTGTAATAGCCCAGCCAGTAGTTCCCGCATTACTAAACGCAAAAGTATTTGCATTATATGTGCCATTAAAATTGTTACTGGCGATGATGGTGTTTACAAGAACAAAGTTAGCTGTAAGCTCATTTGAAGTAATTGTGTTCGCAGCAATTTCATTTGCGGTCAATGCATTTGCCGCAATTGAATTAGCCTCAATTGATCTTGAAATAATATGAGCAGATCCGTTCACAATTCCAGGCTGAAGGACAAGACCAGCTGGCTCAATTAGTGATGAGTTGACAGTCTCTACAACAAAGTTTTTAAAGCTATCGTAATTACGAGACTGTGTTGACCTTCTATCTGGATCCCCAAGCAAACCCCATGAGAAATCAAACAAAGAATACTGAGTGGTATCAATTAGGCTTGAATTATTCCCATCATGAGAGTGCCCACCACGACCAGGGAAGAAGTATATCGTATTCTCACTAGGCATTATGAAACCTTCCTTAACACCAGATTTTGAGATACATTATCCCCAATGGTTGTATTATGAGAAATAACCCAATAATCAGTGTTTGTAATATCCAAAGCACTCAGATTTGTTACTCTAATTCTATCACCCAATTGGATTTTTGGCATTGCTGTTACATCAAGATTAATGATTGGAACAGGTATTTGTGTTTTTTCAATAATAAAATCAGCAAGTTTTTTAGCATGAACTGAATCCGTAATAAACGGGCTTTGAATTGTTACATCCTTAACACCGTACTTCTTAATACTGTCAGCCAAAGAAGCTGACTGTTCCTTAACCTGAACATTCTGCTCACTCATCATCACCGCTGTTCCGCTCAATACAGTTGCGTATGGATACTTTGTTAAAGGGTCAGTTCCTTGTAGAAATACGAGCCCGCCAACTTCAGAATCCTCACTTGCAGATAGAATCATCTCAGCACCGTATGGATATGGTAAATACTTTGTGATTTCAACCTTCTTTGGGTTTTCAAACAAAATCGCACTGATGAATGGTGCTTTTATGTTATAGGCTGGAGCCTTGTCAAACTTAATATCATAGTAGCGAGACTCACGAACCTTATCATCAGCAACATGAGCGGCAGCAGTTGTTTGATACTGCGCTCTCTCTAAGCCGTTAAATGATGTAGCTGTTTTTGAAATATATTTAATAATCTCACTATTTATCTTGATATACCCAGTATCTGCATAAACAGGATCCAGCGTTGTTGATACATATGCAACATTTGCATTTGATGCCAGATTGGAAGTCAGCTTTGTTGTAGCCAAGCTTGAACCATCTGGTGCTATCCATAAAGACTGAACAGCGTTTGTAGATGTCTGAATTGATGAGATAGGTATAACAACCTTATTACATTGAAGCGAAACATTATAATTGCTATTTGTAATATTAGTTGAGTCACTAAAATATGACTGAACATTTGCATGCTGATCAATTGATGGTTCAAAGAACCTATAGAAGTGTTCATATTTAGCTTTATCATTTTCATCTATATAAATACGACCCATATCCGCAAATGTAATGTCATTCATAATTTCACGAATTGATGTTTCATTGCCGTACAAAAATGCAAACTGAGTAAGCGGTTGCATTGCAGACTCAATGTATCTATCCTTGATATTCTCAGAAGTGAGTGCTTTGTCATACACTGCAAACTCATCTACATAGAAGCTTCTGATAGTGGGCGGCGTAACCTCTACTCCAGACGCAAAGCTTGCTCCTCTACCCCCAATTGTGGTATCTTTTGATGCCCAACTTACTGGAGTTCCCTCTATCACCTCAGTGTCTTGCAAAACACCATTTACATAATACTTTAAATCCGAGCCATCATACACACTCACTATGTGATATGAAGATGAGTTAGAAAGTGCTGTATTTGACGATACTGTTTCTGTTACAACGGCGCTATTAGCTAATACCGTTTTTAATCTAAATCCATGAGAAACGGAGTTGTTAAAAAACTCAAAACCAGATGTCGCAATTGAATTACTCCAATTACTTATGTACTCTCCATCACCTAAAATTGATTCATAAGGGTTTGCTGCCCCTGTGATCGTTATTGTTCCAGCCATCGCAGCGTGATGTTGGCAAGCGTAATACAAGGTGCTTGGGGCATTAGCAGGAACTTGAAATGTGATAGTTCCAACTGCAGATCCATTGTTTATAATTCCTGAAGCTACAACATTTGCTGCATTATAAGCACCAGCTGATGTTTGAATCCAAAATGGATGACCAGTTGCATTGACCTGAAGTGTGTAGAGCCCCCCACGAACCATGGAAATTGTTGCATTAGAAACTCCGTTTATTAAATAGCTAGATGCACCGCTATTCGTAACAGTAATCGGGGCTGGGGCAGCACCTACATTCTGAGCATGGAACTTCCCAAAAAATTCCATTGTCCATTCATTTTTTGTTGACAAATCATTCGTTGCCGTATATGGAATTCTAATATACGCATTGTTTTCAAGTAGTACCGACTTATCCGTTTGGTCTGATACTAGACCAGTCGGTTGACTTAGCTTTGGATTGTTAATGTATACGCCATTGTTTCTGTGATTGTATGAATCCGCAGTTGACCATGTAGATGAGGAGTTCTTGCTTCCAATCGCATCCAATGGAACAATCGTGCAACATTCTGCTGCTGATACAATTGCATCCGAACCGCCGCTCAGCGCTTTGTATAGCGATATGCTAAATGATGCTGATCCAGAATTATTAAACGAGTGAAAGAACTCTATTCTTATTTTTCTTGGAACACCAGCTGATAGATTCACCATGCTTGATTCATACCTAGTTGAGCTAGTGGTTGTCTGGTATTTATCAAGGATTAGAATATCATCAAGATATAATCTAACACCGCCATATGAAATAAAAACAATTAATTTCTGTAGACCAGAGTCGGTGGGGATGTAGTAACCATCAAACACCCCATTGAAATACTCGGAATATACAGCCGAATCATTACCCGTAAAAGAATAATTTGATATGTCTAGAGCACTAGTATTTGATGTTGATATACTCTTTGACAGTAATGTTAGTGTTGGGGATACAAAGCTTTTTTCTCCCAAGGCTTTATCCATTGGTGATAGTTCTTTATCAATAGCATCAGCAACAATGTCTTTAACTGACTGGATATTTTTTTGATTCGTTGGCATTCCCCAAAAACGAGCCCTCAATCCAGTTGATGGAATAATGCTATTTCCACTTCTATCAATTGTTTGTTCGTTGAACGAATACAGAGACACAGCCTCACGATCTTTTGCACCCTGTTTATAAGTATTTAACTTTTTAATATCAGCGCTTGGAAAATTTGCTCTCATCAAAAGATTCTTTACAGCATCACCAACATAGGCGTTCTGTAAAAAGAAACCATAATTAATTGACCTTTCAGAAAGAAATTTGCTCCAGTCCTGGAGATTTGCACCAACAGTCATATCAGTTCCGACTGTCCATTCATCTACATAAAAAGTACCGTTCTTTACATATTCATAAATATCAAACGATACTGTCGCACCGACAGTATGTGATTTAGCGATAGTATCTCCGTAACCTCTTTCTAACACCGTCACAACACTTGAAGAATCAACTGATGAGCACAAGATTACTTCCTCGGATTGTGTCCCTTCATCAATAACCACAGTAAAGTAATTACCAGCACCGCCAGACGGAAGGGATGATTTATCAAGCACAGAAAATGTTGAAGATGAGTTTGAAATATTTGCCTGGAGTTGTGTTGTTAATACAGAGCTATTTAGGTAATCACTACTAGGTTTCTTAATTCTCCACCCAGTGTATATCTCAACCTCAAGGTCTTTAGCCATGTATTTACCATATGTAGATGCACTATTAAAAATATTAAACAGTTTTCCAGTATTATCAAGTTTTAAATCAACTGATGCAGTTTCAGAACCACCGATTGGCAAG